AAGAGAGAATTAAAAAAGAACAAGAAAGTGAAAACAGACTAAGGGGAGGTAGAACAAAAGGAATGTATACAGACTAGTCTGTGAAAAAACTATGCAGACGTGCTAATGCGAAAGTAGCTCGATTGGTTAGAGTGTCAGCCTTCCAAGCTGAACGTTGTGGGTTCGAGTCCCACCTTTCGCTCAAATATACCTACTACGCTACCCATAAGAACAGCGCACCAGAGTGGGTCTTTTAGCGGGGTGGAGCAGTGGCAGCTCGTGAGTCTCATAATCTCAAGGTCGCAAGTTCGAATCTTGCCCCCGCTACAAAGAAAACTAACTAGGTGTATATCAGTTGGTAGATTAGATGCTTTGGGAGCATCAGGCCGAAGGTTCGAGTCCTTCCACCTAGACTAATTTCAAACAATGACTATAGATTATAATGAAATAAAAACTAATAATCTTCACACTAATATTACTGAAAAAAGTTTAAAAATCTTAGACCACAGATCTAAGAGTGATTTTTTTGACTTTTTTAGTAATATAGAGTTTATATCTAATCTATGTAATCCTGATAGGGAACGTGCTGCAGATAGACCTAAGGATAAGAAAGGAAGAGTTGTTGTAGACTTGGAGAATCCTCATATCTTAGAAGATATGGAATACTTCACTGAGAGAGCTGACTTTTTCAGAAAAAATGGTAGATATACTGATATATTCCCTAATCCTGCTCCTGGTTCTGAATATAGAAATTTTTGGGATGAAGAGAGACGCAGATGTAAGGAAGGCTATATTAGACCGTCTGACGGAGAATGGATTACTGGGTATCACTATTTTTATCTTAACTATTCTCCTATTCTTAAAGTAGAAGATATTGAAGATTTAAAAGAAGAAAAAATGTCTGTGGAAGACCTGTCTTCTAAGAAGTTAGAAGAATTAGAAGAAGGAGTACAGGCTGAGAGAGTAGAGGATTTTCCTGATATCTGGGATGGAGACTATTTATTCTTCCACTATGTAGATTCTGCGGAGAGAGAAGGTAAACACGGGTCAGTATTAAAATGTAGAGGTAGAGGTTATAGTTTTAAGGGCGGTTCAATGTTAGCTAGGAACTATTTTATTATAAAATCTAGTAGGTCTTATGCTTTTGCTTCTGAAACAGAATATCTTAATAAAGATGGTATTCTTACTAAGGCTTGGTCTGCAATGAACTTCCTTGACAATCATACTCCTTTTACTCAGCCCAGAGACTACAAGGATACAGAGATGCATAAAAGATCTTCTTATAAAGACGTAAAGTATCGTACTGAAAAAGGATTTATGTCTGAAATTATTGGAGTGACTTGTAAAAACGAACCTTCTAAAGGTCGTGGTAAACGTGGTAAACTTCTGTTTTTTGACGAGAGTGGAATTTTTCCGGGGCTAAAGAAGACTTGGAGTATTGCTCGTAAATCTGTAGAGCAAGGTCGTTATGTCTATGGACACATGCTGACGGCTGGCACGGGAGGGGAAGAGGGATCTGATTTTGAGGCTGCTGAAGCCTTCTTTTATTTCCCTGAAGCATATAATATCAAAGCAATAAGAAATGTCTTTGATACTAAAACTGCTGGGGGGAAGTGTGCTTTTTATAGCCCTGAGTATATGAATCGTCAGGGTTGTTATGATAAAAATGGTAATTCAGATGTTACCAGGGCTTTAATAGAGATTATGTATCAACGTCAAATTGTTAGAAATGCTACTAATGATCCTAATGACTTGGTACAAGAGAAAGCAGAAGCTAGTATTACTCCACAAGAAAGTGTATTAAGAACTGAAGGAAGTCTATTTCCTATACAAGACCTTAAAGATTACCTTGGAGAAGTTAGTGTAAATATGAGGGCTTTTATTAGCTCTCATTACACAGGGAGATTAAAACTCTCTTCGGATGGAGTGGTAGACTTTGTATTACAAGAAGATAAAGTTCCTATAAGAGATTTTCCTCTAAAAGATAATGTAAATAAAGAAGGTTGTATAGAAATTTTTGAACTCCCTAAACGTCTCTCTACTGGGCTAGTAGCAAAGTACAGATATATTATTGGAGTGGATACTTATGATGACGATCACAGTACAACTAATTCTTTAGGCTCAATATTTGTATTTGATAGATTTGAAGATAGGATAGTAGCTGAATACACAGGAAGACCCAACACAGCTAATGAGTTTTATGAGGTAGTATTGAGGTTGTCCAAGTTTTATAATGCAATAATTAATTATGAAAATGATAAAAAGGGGTTGTACGGATATTTTTATAATAAAAACCAGGTACATCTTCTTTGTGATAATCCAGAGATTCTAGGAGAAAAAGATTTAGCTAAAATAGGGAGTAATTATGGTAATAAGAAAAAAGGAACTCAGGCTAATACAGCAGTTAATGCTTGGGGTAGAAGACTCCAGGCAGATTGGTTGATTGATACTATCCAAGGATATGAAGAAGAAGGAGAAGAAGAGACTGCTCCAATAATGAACCTACAACAACTTCGAACAATAGGATATATCAAAGAACTTATAGGTTGGCATCCAGATATAAATGCTGACCGTGTATCAGCTATGAATATGGTTATGATTTTAAAAGAAGATATGAAGCGATTTGATACTAAAGGTGAGAAAGATTACCAAAAGGATGAGTTTGATGACCCATTCTTTGCAAGAACAGGTAAAACCCAGACTGCTATAATGTAAGTTTTTTGACTTGGGTTTTAGGTAAAAAATTCGTATATTTGAAGGATTTATAGTAAACAATTATGACAACACTTACAACAGCATTTTCTCCCACAGCCTTCCCCCACCAAAAGAGAAGTACTGCAAAAAAGACTGAGAAGTTTTTTAAAGACTGTATAGATGCGGGAATTGGTATAACTGGTTGGGAAGGGAAGACAGGTAAAGGATCTTCTGTTAGATCCTCTAGAAGAAATAAGTTGGTTAACTACAATCTCCTTAATAATAAAGTAGATCCTGTGGAACAAAAGAGAGCCACAGATCCCTTTGATATTAGGTTTGAAAACACTCCTGCAGACTATAGGAACTATCCTCTTGTTAACCCTAACATCAATTTGTTAGTAGGAGAGGAGAGGAAACGACAATTTAGACCTCAGTTTGTAGTAACTAGTTCAGACGCAGTTAATGAAAAACTTAATAGAATTTCTCAAGAGTTTGATGACTTAGCTATGGATTTAGTTACTAAAGGTATAACTGATGAACAACAGATTGCAATAAAAATTGATGAATTTGAGAATTGGAAAACTCACGATTACAGGGATGCTCGAGAGAGAATGGCTAATCAAACTATTCAATATTTGTACCATTCTCAAAACCTTAAAGAAGAATTTAGTAGAGGTTTTGAAGATTTACTTGCTGTAGCTGAAGAAGTGTATGTTATTGATATTATAGGGAGGGAACCTACTTTACGAAGAGGGAACCCTCTTAATTTTTATACTCTTAGAGGTGGGGAAAGTTATAAACTAGAAGACAATGAGATTATAGTAGAAGATGGTTATCTCCCCCCCGGACTTTGTGTAGACAGGCATAGGGAATATTTATCTGACTCAGACATTAAGAAAATAGAGGCTGGAACTTCTTATCAGACAGGGGCTAAGTCAGCTCTTGGTTTTGATAAGCAATTAACTAATCATCCTATTAGTTTTGATGATCTGGTTAATCAAGTGGGGATTGGAAGTATATTAGAAGCCAACTCAAAAGGCACTTCTTTCTTTGGAGGAGCTTTTGACCAAGAAGGGAATGTTAGGGTAGTTAGGGTAGTATGGAAAGGTTTTAGAAAAGTACAAATTCTTTCATACTATGATGAAGAAGGGCAGTACGTAGAAGACATTGTTCCAGAAGACTATGAACTTAATGAAGAAAAAGGAGAAACTGCAGAGACTACTTGGATAACAGAATGGTATGAAGGAACTAGAATTGCCGATGATATTTATGTAAAAATGCAGCCAGTAGAATTGCAAATAAGACATCCTGACAATTTAGCAGCTTCTAATCCAGGTATTGTAGGAACCAGTTTTAATATTAATTCCTTCGAAGCTAGGTCTATGGTTGATATGACTAAGGAATATCAGTACCTTTATAATAAGATTATGAACCGTACTGAACTTGCTATTTCTAAATATATAGGTAAAATAGGAAGACTTAATATAGCCCTTAAACCTGATAATTGGGATGTGAGTAAGTGGTTGTATTATATGCAAAACATGAATATCCTCTTCGAGAATCCATTTAACGAAGGTCAAAAAGGAGCAGCTCAGGGTAAACTAGCAGGTAATCTTTCTCAAACTAGTAATCAAACAGAGATTGGTGATGCAGACTATATTCAAAGGAACATAGAAATCCTTGCATTCTTGGAGCGTAGGGTAGATGAAATTACAGGTATTACACCTCAGAGAAAGGGAGCTGTAGACAACAGAGAAACTGTTGGTGGAGTTGAAAGAGCTGTGATGCAGTCTTCTCATATTACAGAAAAATGGTTTGGTATTCACGATGATACCAGGATAAGAGCTTTAGAATCTTTACTAGAAGCTGCTAAAATAGCTTGGTCTGATAAATCGTTTGTAAGACCTTATGTACTAGATGACCAAACTGAGGCTGTACTCAACTTTGACAGCCATATTTTTTGTGAGTCTGCGTACGGAGCTTATTTATCTTCTGATAGTGAAAATGATAATATCCTTGAACAAATTAGGGCTCTTGCACAACCAATGATGCAAAATGGAGCTTCTATGGATATGGTAGCTGAATTGTATAGAACCAAGAATATTGGAGATCTTCATAGAAAGATTAAGAAATATGAAAGGGAGCTTAGAGAAAGAGCAGAGCAGGCGCAGCAACAACAGATGGAAGCTGAACAAGCTGCTATGCAGGCTGAACAGGAAGCTGAGATGATTAAACTAGATATTGAGCAACAAGAAGCAGAACTTGACAGAGAATTAGAAAGATATAAAGCTGAACTAGAAGCACAGACCAGACTTCAGATAGCGGAACTTACTCACGGACAACAAGAAACAGAAGGTTCTGATGACCAAAGAGAGATTGAAAAAGAGAAACTTAAGTCTCAAGAGAGGATTAAAAAAGAAGAACAGCAAACTAAAAAGAAGATCGAAGAGAAGAAGTTAACTCTGGAAGAGAAGAAGTTACAAGCTCAAAAAGAAATTCAGAGGCTTAAGGATAAGGCAGCTAAGGAGAGGGAGAAGATTAAGGCTCGAGCAGCTAAAAAACGAACTGAATCAACTCCAAAAGCATAGATAGTCTAATATAGTATGTTAGATTTTAGCTATAACAAGTCTAAATACACAGTAAAATATTTGGATTTGTAGTTTAACAGTATTATTTTTGTATAACTTTTAAAAGAATCTTAATCTTATGGCAAAAGAGAATGATGTAGATTTTTTGGATATCTTTGGACCAGAGTTGGGAGTCTCTGGTGGAGAAGAAGAGTCCACAAAACAGAAAACAGAAGATTCGCCTGTTGAAGAAGAGGTGAGTCTAGAAGCAGCGTTTGAAGAAAAGGCTGCAGAAACAGACCAAGATACTACCCAAAATAACCCGTCTGGGGAGACCGAAGACGGAGATGATACTTCAGAGGATGTCACGGAAACAAGCGAGGCCCCTGCTTCTGGTAGTTCTACTACTAAAAAGTCCTCTGAGGATATTGATGAATCTCCGACTCTTCTCTTTGCCAGATTCCTATCAGAACAGGGCAACCTCGCTTCTTTCGATGAAGAAAGTTTTAAAAAGACTATAGAAGAAGAAGGTGAAGATGAAGCTCTTTCTAAGCTTTGGAATAACGAAGCAGATGCAATTAGAAATGAAATTCTCGAAACCTACGACCAAGATGTAAAAGACTACCTTGGTATGCTAGATTCAGGAGTAGATTCTGGAGTTGCTAAAGACATTGTTAGTAATAAAAAGAAGCTACAGGAAATTACTCCTGATTCTCTTGAAGAAGATGATAAGGAAGATCTTAGAAAGGATCTTATGAAACAAAATCTTAAACTTACTACTAGTTTCAGTGACAAAAAAATTGATAAACTAGTTGAACAAACGGTGAGTTTAGGAGAAGACATAGAAGAGGCGCAAGAAGCTCTTGAAAGTTTAGTTAAACACTATTCTGAAGCTGAAAAATCAGAGAAAGAAAAAGTTAAACAAACTCAAGAACAACAGATGAAGGATGCAGAGCAGCAGCTTAAAGCCTTCAAAGAAGATGTGAANAAATTAGATGAGATTGTTCCTGGAATGCCTCTTACTAAAAAGCAGAAACAAAATATTATTGACAAACTAACTAAGCCTGTAGAAGAACATAATGGGGTTGCCTTAAATGCTGTTTGGTCTAAAAGGCAAAAAGACCCTTTTAAATTTGACACCATTGTAGCTACATTAGATGATCTGGGAATCTTTGATGGTAAGTGGGATAAACTTACTAAGAAAGTGAAAACAGATACAGTTAATAAGCTCAAAAATTCTTTAAATAGAACTAGTGAGAGAACAAGGACGGGCTCAGTTTCCTCTTATAGTAGTGACGATGATAAAGTTCAAGAAAACATCGACTCTATGAAGAGAGTATTCAAATAGGAAACATTTTAAATTCAAAATAAACTATGGATAAAATTAGTAAACTCCAACAAGTAGACCCTAAGTATTGGTCTAATCTGACTAGAGAAAGTCATCTCGGCTGGCTCGGGATGCACGAACCTCAGTACATCAACAAGGTAATTAATCATGTCTACGAAGTAAATCATGGAGCTGATAACATTGTAAGTTTCATTAATCAGTTCCCCGTAGACTATCTCGACGAAGAAGGTCCCTATCGCTGGATGCTTCATGGAGCAGATGAGAGGAACATTCCTCTTAATGGTGCTTCTATGACAGGTGTATTTGGTACTCTTGTAGACGCAACAGATCGCCCTGGTTTGGGTGGTAGTGAGTTCTATATGTTCTTCCCAGAGAGGTACTTCGAAGCTACTTCTATTATTGTAGGTGAAGACCCTGACGCATTTGCGCTTAGAGTACAAGCTGATCCTGTACATACAGAAGGTGGTTGGAAGTATCGTGTTGTTCTTTGGAATGGTGACGATCATTCATTCGTTAACCCAAATGACTTGGCCGCAGGAACTCGTTGGTCTGAAGAATTTGGTTTGGTTGAACACGAACTCTCTAAAAGGGGTAACACTGTTCACCATGCTAGTCCATTTATCATGGAAAATGTTACTTCCGTAATCAGGAAGAACTATGATGTTCCTGGTAATATGATTACTAAAGGTAAAAATAAGCCTATGGCTTTTGCCTTTGTAGATCAAGATGGAAAAACCCAAACTAGGTGGATTGATAAGCTTGGTTGGGACTTTATGAAACAATTCCGTAGAGACATTGCCAGGCTGCTTATGTATGGTAAATCTAACAGGTCTCAAGACGGACAATACAAACATCGTGGTGAGAGTGGTAATACTATCAGAGCTGGATTTGGTCTTATGGAACAAATGGAAGGCGGAAATATGATGTATTACAACAACTTCAACCTGGACTCGCTGACTGACTTTGCTATGCAAATGACTGTTGGTAAAATGAAAGAAGATAGCAGGAAGTTTGTACTTTCCACTGGAGAGTATGGTCTGTATGAATTCCACAAAGCTGCTTCTAACAAACTTAGTGGTATTTCTTATTTGAATAGTGATCATCACATTAAGAGAGCTGATGGAAGCATTGCTCTGGATGAAGGTCAGATTGCTAAGTATATCTCTGTAAATGGTATTGAGTTCAATGTAGTTCTCGATCCTATGAAAGATGACCCAGTACGAAATAAATTATGGCATCCTAAGGGAGGTCTTGTTAGTTCTCGTATTTATGATATTTGGGATGTTGGTACTTCTGATGGCGAATCTAATATTAAGAGAGTAGCTGTGAAGGACAACGAAGAGTTCTTCAAGTATATTCCAGGTATGAGGGATCCGTTTACTCCATTTAACAAACCAAGTTCTCCACAAATGACTGTTAGTCCTGTAGATGGTTACTCTGTCTATAAGCAGTACATTGGTGGTATGAAGTTGATGAATCCTCTCCGTACAGGTAGGATAATTCCTTCAATCTTGAAATAAATGAATCATAGAAGGGAGGGGTTATCCCCTCTCTTCTTTCTATTAATCCGGCAAAAGAGAAAATATGAGTATTGTAAAAGAAGCTAAAACAAGAGAAGAAGGGCTAGCGAAGGGATATTTGGAAAATAAAAAAGTTATTTTGAAACCCGTCCCTAGAGGTGGTANAATGATTACAGACCCAAACCATAAAGGTTATTTTATGTGGGAGGGTGCAAGTAAGCAGTATTGCTTAACTGTAAGTAAGGAAAACAACCAACTGATTAGTCCTTTCAAAGATGAAGAAGAACAAAGGTTTTTTTCTGAATTATTAGATATTGATCTAAATGTCCATAAAAAAGAAGATAATTTTTGGCATAGTTTTTATGTCAAGGTCTCGAAGGACGCTAGATTGATGAATGACGGAATAGTTTTTGATCTAAGTGATCCAATGGACAACCTTCGAGTGAGGGTTTTGAAGCAACAGGAAAAGGAGATTGCTCATTCCTGGGATCAACGTTTTGAGAGAATGACTTATAAGTTTGTTCTTTTAGATGAAGATTTCGAAGATGAGAGTAGTGCTAAGGAAATGAATATTCTGGAAGAGGTATTCACATTCTGGGGTTCTATAAAAAATTCTCCTAAAAAAATGAAAGAGTTTTTAGGTGTTTATTGGATGGCTAAAAAATCAACTAAAAATGTTCCTCAAGATGCTACTAAAGACTTCCTTACAAGAGAGATAAGTAAGGCTATTGAAGAAGATAAGACAACTGTTTTTAAAGTTATCAATGACTCAGATATAGATCTTAAATATCTAATCTTCAGAGGAATTCAGTTGGGAGCAATTAATAGGACTGGAGTAAATACTTATTCACTTGTAGGTGACGACACTACTTATTCGCTTCCAGGATTTATTGATTATCTCAGGTTCTTGAAGAATAACACAGACCCAATGTATCAAAAACTCGAAGCTCAAATAAACTCTAAAAAATGATAGGTCTTACAGCTCCTCAAATGTGGTATGAAGCTAGAGTGATGTACGAAGCTATTGCTAGTGCAGATGCTCCTGGGTATACTCCCAGACAGTGGTCTATGCTTTTAACTCAAGCTCAGGAAAATATAGTAATGGAAACCCTGAGACTTGGATTTGATTTTGATGAGCTGAGAAGGAGGGTAGTACACTCTCTCCTTAATACAGAGACTCTTACTTTAGAAGAGGGACAAATAGAAGAATATTCTTTACCCAACTCTTATAGTATAAATCTAGAAGAAGATTATTTACATATTGTAAAAGACACAGCTAATCACTCAGTAAAAGTCAAACCTGTTTCATATGACTTTTACCATTCTAACATAGAAAACCCATTTGAGAGTCCTTATAAACGTGAGTTTTGGAGACTTTTAGGTAAAGGTTCGGTAATAATCATCACAGATGGTTCGGAGTTAACTAACTATGACATAACATATATAGAAAGACCTGAACCTATTGTTGTAGCAGAACTTTCTGCACAAACAGCTATCGAAGAGTATTCAGATATTACTCACTGTAAACTAGATCATTCTATTCATAGACAAATAACAATCGAAGCTGCTAAACTTGCACATGCTTATACTAACAATCAAATAGGTTATCAAATTCAATCTATGGAAAGTAACAGGTCCAGATTTGGACCACAATCACAAGAATAATTATTGTATAACTAAATTTTAGAAAAATGTTTGAAGATTCCGTAACTTATCAATTTATTGGTAATGTAACAAAAGGAGCAGATACTGAACCTGCTGACATTCTGAATCTCCCAGAAGGCTCTGTGGCTATTGTTGATCAAAACAATGATGTTGTTGAAGACAACGATTTGTCCGTAGGAGACCGAGTAAGAATTGCTCAAAAAGCCAACGGTCAGATGATCTACTCTCCCTACTTTGTAATGGGTAGCTCAACAGTCAATAAGTATGACTATGCTGCAGATACTCAACAGGTGAGCTATCTTGGCTACAATGGTACAACTGGAGAACTTGATGACACTGCTGGAGCTACTTACACTCTGGGAGTAAATCTCTTGTATACTTCAGGAGTGCTAAACACTACTCCACAGATTAAAACTATCCCAGCTTACAACCAGTCTGGAACACAGTACGAACTTGCTACTGTTCTTTTGAAGTCATTTAATAAAATGATGACTTTGGAAAACAGGAAACCTATCAGAGCTGATAGAATTTATAGTGGTGCTACTACTGATATTAATGAAACTCTAGAGGTCGTTAAAGGATCTACAGGAGTAACAGCTGGAGGAGCACCCCCAAATGCTGGAGATTGGATTTTTATTGAAGACAATGCAGGAGATGAAATTGTCTACAAAGTAGAAGCTGTAAGTGGTAATAATCTTACTCTTGATGTTCCTTACACTGGTGATAGTGAAACAGTTAGTGCTAATGATTGGGGAACTATTGACGATGAGGACACAGGAGACTGGGGTATTCGTTTTGTAGGAGAAGCAGTTGATCCCAACAGCTTTGATGTAGTAACTGAAACCCATAGAGTAGTTTCGTTTAAACTGTCTTGGGACAGGGTAGATGCTCCTGCTGCTGCAGATGCTGATCCTACTACTATAGACTATGATACTGATCCTGCAGTAGGACGTGGTACTTTCATGGAAGTTGGTGTACGTGAAGTATACACCACTATGAATGAAGGTAATCCTTTTGTTGCTACTTATCCTCCGACTAAATATCGTAAGATGGCAGATCCTGATAACGAATACAATGTATACGTTATCAATGCAACAGATGATGAATATACTTCGGCTACTACTGGTCAAAAGCCTGTTTCTAAGTACAACATTTATATAGCTGCTGACGAAAGTGTTGGGCTATAGAAACCCACTTAGACAGTCTTTTGGATGCAAATGTAACATAGAAGTGTTTTTAAGTGTTTAGAGGTTAATCAAAGAGGGGAGCTTAGTGGCTCCCTTCTTTATATAATCTAATATGGAGTGTTAGTAGAAAAACAAACTTTTTCTTGGAAAAATGAATATTATTTTGTATATTTGTATCTTAAATTATAAGCTATGGTATTAGAACCAAAGTTCTTTATAGAACAACACAGAGACGCTCGATCATTCTCTTTTACAGATCAAACAGGAGAGTACGATGCAGAAGATAATCCTGGTGGTTTTGGAACCCCAAATCCAGAAGAAGGAGATGTAACTGATATTTCATTAGAAATAATTGGTCCTGAAGGAGGATCTTATGCATACGAAGGAGACTATTCTTCAACATTAGAAATTTTTGCAGAAGATATTGGTTATCCTAGTACCTTATTCAAAGATGGAGTTTATAAGTTTAAAGTGACTTATACTACAGAGTCAGATGATTATACAAGTGAAGTGGAGTTTTTTGGATTTGCCTCTATCATAGCTTCTGAAGTTATGAGGGCTTCTCTGGATTATCATCCTTCTGAATCGACATCAAAAAAGGAATGGATTTTGGAGCAACATAGATTGCTTAATAACCTCAGATTCTCTGCTCAAACAGGTAATTTGGAGTATTTTGATGAAAATCTCGAACAACTTCAAAAAATAAGATAATGGATCTAGTATTTCAAGAGAGTTTACCAGTAACAAAGTTAATAACTTTGAGAATAACTTCTCTATATTTTAAGTATAAAAGTATAGGGAATAGGGAAGGATCTTATAAAGTAGGAGAAGCTCTTAAAGCTCTCCATGTTTATTTATCTATTCTGGAATACTATTATTATCAGGAACCTGATTCAGACCTAGTAATAGAGGAAGAAGATATTAAAAAAATATATAACAAATTCAAGCAAGTATATTTTGCTGTAAAACCAACTCCTTATGGCTATTAATTTTTATTCATTTCATACATATAAATTCATAAAGGATAGGCTCAGTAAGGATGAACTGGTGTCTATTAAATCAGGGGATATCCCTGGCTATCTTCAAGACAAGATAGATAATCTCACTATTATATTAAATGAGAGTGAAGATAAGATTAAAGTTGATACAGACTATATTATAAGTCTTATCCAAGAAATAGATCCACCAGAACAAACGGTCTTTATTTTTAAAAGACACACAGAACAGCCTGATACTCCCATAGGAAATGATCCTACAGGACCAAATTATGGAGATTGGCAATACTCTGCATACCCTTCAGACGGAACTAAGGATTCCTTATATATGTCTACAGGAAAGTTTGTAGATGTAGAACTGGAAGGAACTTGGTCTGAACCTATTAAAATTGATGGAACAGACGGTTTAAGTACTATTAAAGTTTATAAGAAAACTACTACTCTTACTGCTCCTGCTACTCCTACTACTACAGATCCTACAGATGGAGAAGGTTGGTATTTGGATTATTCTGATATAACGGACTGGGATACTACTGGAAACTATATTTGGGTATCCTTAGCAGTCTCTAATGATTTTGATGGAACTGCATGGAGTTCGATAGTAGGAGACTGGTCTGCTCCTAGACTAGAGAGAGTAATAGGACAATCAAAGGTTTCTTATATTTTTAAAAGAGCAGAGTCTAAACCCAGTACCCCTACAGCACTAGATCCAGTTCCTGAAACTTGGAACTATGGAGATTGGAAATACGCTCCTTACAATAAGACAGATATATCGCATATATTATGGATGTCTCAAGCTACTATATTTGGAGACAATCTTATAGAGACTTGGACTGAGCCTATCGCTTTAGATGAAAGTGGTCCAGGATATTATAAGAAGTTTGTGTTTAAAGCATCTGAGACTCCTTTGGATGAAACTGATAGACCAGAAGAAGAAGTTAATCCTACTGGATGGTTCGATGATCCATACGAAGCTGTAGAAATAGGAGGAGATTTCCCTGTTTATATAAGTATGGCTGTGATTAAAGTGCCTGTATCTGGAGTAGAGCTTCTTACAGGACAGTGGTCAATACCCTATAAGTATTCTGGAGATGACGGTGACGATGGAATTACCCCACTTGCAGCAGAATTACTTCCTTCTACATTTGCTTTTAGTTTAGACAAAGATGGCAATGTTTTGAATTTGGCAGACGGTGCATTTTCATTTAGAGTAGCTAGAGGTAGCAGTTCTTATACGTATGATGACAGTATTGAACCTGGTACTGATACTTATAACGTAGAGATAGTAGACGAAACACATATTACATTAGAAAGTTCGGTTGTAAATAATAATCTTGTTTTAACACCAACTTCGGTAGATACAATATATAGAAGCGGTTCAGCTACACTTAAGATAACAGACAATAGTGATGGTACAGAAATTTTTAAGCAATATACATTTAGCAATATTTGGGATGGGCAAGATGGAACTTCTCCCTCTTCGTTGAGACTTATTGCTGATTCTCAAGTTTTTTATACTACTACTGATGTAGATTCAGTAAGTCACGGAGAACCAAGCGAAATAAACTTACAAGTAGTTTTAGAAAACTTATCTGGTGCGGCAGTTTTTTCAGTAGTAGAAGGTAGTGCAACTCTTACAAGTATTGATGGGCTAAACTCTAAGTTAGAGCTTTCTAATATGACCACTGATAGAGTTAAAATTAAAGCAGAATTAGCAACAGATTCAACTTATTTTGATTTAGTTACTATAGTGAAAATAGGTCCTGGAACAGGATGGACTTGGTATTTAACTAATGAAAATCACACTTTTTATGAAAATGAAGAAGGAGATATTGAAAACATAGAAGCAGGAAACTCTGAAATCGTTGGATATAAAAACATTACAAAGCTCCAAGGAGAGATAGGAGAAGCCCCTTCATCTCCTTATACCTATGTAGTAGATAGTGTTACTGTATTTCCAGATCTTGGACTTACTTATTCTTTAGATATTAAAGGAGATAATATTAGATTTAAACCTCAAACTATGGGGGTTTCTAATGCTACAGTTACTTTTACTATAACTGCTCAAGCAGAAGAAGGATATATAGAAACTTTTACTAAAGTACTATCATATTCTAAAATAACTGAGGGTTTAGATAGTTATAATTGGTATTTTGATAATACTCCTGCAGTATTATATTTAGATCCGGAAGGAAACTTACAAACCGATTGGGCAGAATTACATTCTGAATTACACGTTTATAAAGGTAATACTCGTTTGTTGTATGATGGAACTATAGATTACACTCCAGGAGGACAGATAGGATCTAATCCTACTACTCCTAATACTTATACTCTTACTCATATTTATGAAAGATTTAATATTGGAACTATAACTTATAATTTAGATCTTGAGTCTAATCAATTAATAATTAAACCCACAGCTCATTCTTTTCCAGATGTAAATTACGTTCCTGGAGGAATTCTTACTTGCATTATTAAAATTATGACTCCTTATGGAGCTATAATTGAAGGAGAAACAGGTCAGCGTTATCAAGCTTACTATAAACCTGCAGACGGTGGTGATGGAGATGACGGAGAATCCGCTTTTTCTGTCAACCTTTTAAACTCTCCCTACGCTTTTAAGGTAGATGATAAAGAGGGTTTAATAGGAGAATGGTCACAAGGAGATTCCCAACTTCAAGTTAGATACGGAACTCAACCTCTAGTGTACGATGGATTAGAGGTCCAAACTCCTTTTGTAGGTCCCGATACGGACAATACTTATACAATTACTGGATGGAGTGTAGAAACGATTCCATTTGAAGAGGGTGGTTCAGAGTTGTTTGACTGGACTATAGATGTAGAAAATGAAAAAGCAGTTATTAAGGTTTCTAAAACTGAGTGTGCTGCTGTTAAAATAACTCTAGATATAAGAGCTCAAATTGATGGAAATCTTTATATATTAGACGATGCAGTAACTCAGGTGTATCTCCTGAACAAAGACTCTCTAGGGGGATTTAGTGCGTTTTTAACTAACAACAACCTCTCTTTTAGAGTAGATTCAGATAATCAGATTATTAATCTAGATGACGGAGCTTTTGAAGGAAGAGTTTACTACGGAGCTACTGAGTTCTTATTCGATGGTTCTGGAGATCCAGATCCTGACACTTATAATCTAACAGTGGATGATATAGTTCCTTCGGGAAGTATCTCTCTAAATGAGGAAACCACAG